CCTTTACCTGAAACAAAATACTGATTGACGCCCCGGTAGGGTACGTTCTTCACGTCGCCCCATGTGTGGGCCGATTGCTCGTACATCCGTATGTCCGCACGATGGACCGACGGGTGCGTGCGGCGCAGAAAGTTCGCAGCCTCAGCCGCAATCAATTTTGTGTGGCCTCGGAACTCCCGCCGAGCGACTGTCTGCTCTTCTTCTGTATCGGCTGGGACGGGCGTAGTTATTTCCGCGTACCGTTCCGTCTTTGATACAGCGGTAAGGCCCATCTCTTTAAGCCAACCCTTAATTGTTCTGCGGTCGCTGCCGTATAGACGCATAAGTTGAGCGCATGTCATGGTCGGGGCCATCTTGCTAAAGTTGTCCGGGATAGACTTGTGCCTTCCGCGTGCGCTGACAACGATTTCTGTAAGGTTAAGTTCGTTCATCCAGCGAACGACCACCGACCTAATCCGGCCATAATGCTTAACGAGTTGCGTCACATTCATAATCCGTGCCATCTCCCTTAGATCATCCGGCGGTGGTGTTTTATGCGAAACGAACTCTCGCTTGAGTCCTATCTTCCTGCGCCGAGTATCAATGGCGTCGGCTGAACGGTCGAGGACCTGCGCGATTTCCGCGTATGTCATGTTTTTGTGGTAAAGTTCCGTAAGAATAGCGTCTTCTTCGGCACGCCACGGCAAAAAACGATTAGCCATAATCTCCCTCATTTGTTGTTACCCTTATTGGGTGGCACAGTTTGAATATCGAACGCAAGAACTTTTTTTTGTTGACGACACTGGGCCACTTGTGCCAGCTATACGGAAAGCAAACGTGACACCGACGAAAAAGAGGGAAGAGTATGGTAGTAAGCATCGACTTCGAGACGCGTAGCGCCGTCGATCTCCGCAAGACTGGCGTCTATAAGTACGCCGCTGACCAATCGACCGACATCTGGTGCATGGCGTACAAGGCCCCGTGGTCTGACGACGTGCTAGTATGGCAGCCGGGTGATGCGGTAGATACCCACCTCGAAGATTGGATTATGGCAGGCGGATTGCTCTCGGCATGGAACGCCAACTTCGAGCGCGTAATCTGGAACGAGATCATGGTTGGCCGCTACCAATGGCCCGCTACCAAAATAAAACAATGGCGCTGCACAATGGCGCAGGCCAGCGCGATGGGGCTACCTCGCGCACTGGGCCAAGCGGCGGCGGTTCTTGGCGTTGAAGAACAGAAGGACAAAGCTGGCGCGGCCCTTATGCTCCGGATGGCACGGCCACGTAAGGTGAACGCTGACGGCAGTTACACTTGGTGGAACACGAAGGATAAGATTGAACAGCTTATCCAGTACTGTCGCCAAGATGTTCGAACGGAACTGTCGGTAGCTGAGACGCTAAACGCAATGCCCGACGCGGAGCGTCGTCTTTATCAGCTTGACCAACGCATCAACGACCGGGGCGTGGCCCTCGACGTTGACCTAGTGCACCGCGTCAAAGCACTGGCGGGAAATGCCAGCGTAGAAATTGATGCAGAAATCCAACGCCTCACCAAAGGCCAAGTCAAGGCCGCAACAAATGGCATGGACTTAGTTGCTTGGCTTAACAGCCACGGGATTGCCACCAAGTCCGTTGACAAGCAGACCGTTGCCCGGCTGCTGACCTCAGACAAACTGCACCCAGTCATCCGACAAGTTCTTACGCTTCGGCAGAACGGAGCCAAGTCCAGCACAGCCAAGTACGACGCCATGCTGCACGCGGTCAACGCCGACGGACGGATGCGCGGCCTTCTTGTTTATCATGGCGCTGCAACTGGCCGCTGGTCGGGCAAGTTGGTGCAGCCGCAGAACTTCCCGCGTCCGCAAAAGAAACAAGACGAGTTGGACGAGATCATCGCCAAACTCAAAGCGGATAAGGATGTGTCGGAGCATGGGGCCGGAACGGTCCTAGCTTCCGACCTATTACGTTCGATGCTGATAGCCGACGACGGCCATCGACTAATGTTTGCCGACTACTCGGCAATCGAGGCCCGCGTGTTGGCGTGGGTAGCAGGGCAGAACGATCTCGTTGAGACGTTCCGGAAAGGGGGAGACGTGTATAAAGAAATGGCATCGGCCATCTACAACGTGGACGTGGAGAGCGTCACTGACGGACAACGGCAGGTTGGAAAGATGGCAATCTTGGGTTGCGGCTACGGCATGGGCGGCAAACGCTTCGCCGAACAGTGCGCCAGCATGGGCATCAAGGTAGACGAGGACGAAGCTAAGCGCATCGTGTCCGTCTATCGTGAAAAGAACCACAGGATCGCGCAGTACTGGCGTGATGTTGAGCAAGACTTTGTAGATATGGTGAAGGAAGCAGGCCGTGTTGGGACGGTTCCGCTTCCTCTACCAAGCGGGCGGTCGCTTACGTACCACAATCCGCGCATCATTCAGCGTGAAACCCCTTGGGGAGCGATGAGAGATACAGCGCAAGTCGATACGTTGAATAGCGTGACGCGTCAGTGGACATCTCAGATTATCTGGGGTGGCCTGCTGACGGAGAACGTGGTGCAAGCGACCGCCCGCGACATGATGGCCGCCGCCATGATGGCGTTAGAGATAAAAGGCTACCCGGTAATCCTGTCCGTCCACGATGAAATCATTTGCGAAGTGCCGGATGGTTTTGGTTCGCTTGACGAAATGATTGACATCATGACACAAGTTCCGGCATGGGCGCAAGGCTGCCCGATCAACGCCGAGGGCAAAGAAGGAAAGAGGTATCGGAAATGACAGCACACGCTAAGTTTGGCGCGTCGAATGCGAAGCGCCGCATCAACTGCCCCGGCTCACTCGCAGCCGAGGCTCCGTTCCCTAACGAGAGTTCACCCTACGCCGAACTGGGTACGGCTGCCCATGAATTTGGGGAGTTCTGCTTAGTCAATGGACATGAAGATGCCTTCGCCTTCATTGGCCAAGAGCATAACGGCCATAAGGTTGACGACAACATGGCGCGTGCGGTGCAGGTTTACATCGACCACATCCGCGAGACGGCTGCGTTGGAACCGAGCCTGTGCCGCTATGAGAAACGCTTCAGCCTAGACAAACTTGATCCGCCCATGCCTATGTTCGGCACGGCGGACTGCATCATCTACGGCAAAGAAAGCGGAACGCTTTACGTCCTTGACTACAAGCACGGCCAAGGCGTTGCGGTCGAAGTCGCAGATAACGAGCAGCTTAAATACTACGCGCTCGGCGCAATCCTTGAGATTGGCGAGAAGGCTCCGGTCAACAAAGTTATAACGGTCGTTATACAACCACGCGCCATGCACCCTGATGGGCCGGTGCGGTCGCATAGCTACAGCCGTGACGATATACTGGACTACGGCACAGACCTGATTGATGCAGCACATGCGTCGCTGAAGCCGGACGCACCGCGCATCTCTGGCGACCACTGCAAGTTCTGCCTTGCGGCGGGGACTTGTTCGGCCCTGCGCAACAACGCCCTTGAGGTTGCACAAGACGAGTTCGGCACAGTACGAACCGTCAATGACCTAACCCCACAGGAGGTTGCGGACTATCTGCAAAGGGTTCCGCTGATCGAAGAATGGATCAAGTCTTTGCGCCGCCATGCCAACAGCCTGCTCGAAACGGGCGGCGGACTTCCCGGCTACAAGCTGGTTGAGAAACGACCGACCCGCCGCTGGCGTGTTGAAGAAGAGTTTGTGGCTTGGGCCACAGAAGAAGGTCTCGATGACGACGACATCTACGAAAAAAAGTTGAAGTCGCCACCGCAGATCGAGCGTATTGTGGGCAAGAAGAACTTGCCTGCATCGCTCGTCATAGCTGTATCATCCGGCACATCAATGGTCGCTGATACAGATAACCGTCCCGCTGTTGCCACGTTGGCAGCAGATGACTTTACCGTTGAATAAGGAAATACCGATGTCAAAAGTTATAACACCAGAAGCAATCATCTCATATCCACATGTGTTCGAACCACAGACGCCTCCGGGTGCAACTGAGCCAGTCTATTCTTGCTGCCTTGTATTCCCTGACGGCACTGACATGTCCGAACTAAAAGCAACGGCTGCGGCTGTGGCCAAGGAGAAGTGGGGAGACAAGACAAAGAGCCTCATGGAAGGCGGCAAAATCCGTATGCCTTTCCGTAACGATGGCGAGGAGAAGGGCTACCCTGAAGGGTCGGTCTTCATGAACGTCAAATCTAAGCAAGCCCCTGGTGTGGTCAGCAAGTTTGCTGGCGAGAACGGCAAGCCTGCTCCGATTACCGATCCCAAGGAAATCTATCCGGGGGCAAAGGTCCGTGCCTCATTGCGCGCCTACGCGTACAGCGTAAACGGCAACAACGGCGTTGCCTTCTCACTGGGCAATCTTCAGAAGGTAGCCGACGGCCCCCGTATGGATGGCCGCCTGTCTGCTGCGGACGAGTTCACTGCGACGGAACGTCCGTCCGCAGACATCTCCGACCTTGACGATTTGCTCTAAGTAAAAGGGAGGGCCGGGGAGTTGGAAGTCGCCCCGGCCCTTCTCAATCTAAAGCCTCAGAAATCATCTGGGCTTTCTTGGCTAGGGTCTTAGCCACAATCTCATCAACAGAATTGACAAGGCCGAACGTCCGCACGATGACGGGCTTTGTTTGGCCGATGCGGTGGCAACGCTTAGCCGCCTGTGCGTTCGTTGCCGGAACCCAGTCCATCTCCACAAACGCCACCTGATTCGCAGCCGTCAATGTAATGGCGGTGGAGCAGGCCGTGATCTGGCCGATGAAGACGCGCACCTTCGGGTCGGTCTGGAAGTTATCAATCGCCGCTTGACGGTCGGCGGAAGACATACCACCTGCAACGACAACAGGGCTGTAGTCTTTCAGCCTATCGTAAAGCGTCTGGATTGCGTCGGTGTGATAGGCGAAGATCACGATCTTGTCGTAGGCGTCATCAGCCAACTCGCCCGCTATCTGTGTGGCGATGGGCGCTGCCTTGGCCGCACCAGTTAGCCGTCTTAGTGACGCGATGTGAGGGGCAATGCTTTCGATCTCGGTAGACAAGTCCTGCCCCGTAAGGGAATGCGCGAGGATCATATCGACCGCTTCGGCTTGGCGTGGGTCGTCGATGTGTTTTCTGTCGCTCCAGTTTTCTATCTCGACTGGCGCGCTCTGCCACCAGATGGGCGGCAAATCCTTCAGCACAACTTCGCCCTTGCGGCGCAGCATGATCGACTGGAGTACGGTCTTGAACTCGGCCATGCGTTCGGCCTTGTTGCCGAGGATTTGAAGGCCGAACTGGCCGCTCCAAGTCTTGCAAAAATACGTTGTGTATTCGGCGAAGTTTAGAGGGTACTGCCAAATCGCTTTGAGATGTGTCCAGAAATCACTGACGTTGTTAGGAATGGGAGTACCACTAAGAAGCCAAACACGATCAGCGAAACGAACAAGGCCATCGCCGCGACAGT